TTAGGGGGCGTGTGAGCATCGCGGGCTATCCCGGCCCGCGCATGGCATCGTGGAGCCATGGGCCTGCGCGACCTCAGCTGCATCGACGCCTTCATGCAGGGCGGTGACCAGCCGGGCAGCGACCCCAAGCGCAAGCTGCTCTTCTCGCCGACCGACGACATCCACGGCGCGCTGAAGTGCATCCTCGCCTCAGCCGAGCAGTCCATTATCGTGGCGATGTTCGGTTTTGACGATGACGAGCTGGCCCAAATCCTGAAGACCAAGCTCGAAGCTGAGGCCATCTACGTGCAGCTCACGCTCGACAGCTCTCAGGCCGGGGGCGTCCACGAGAAGGCCATCCTCACCGAGATGGACTACCCCAACTCATCGGTGGCCATCGGGCGCTCTGAGCACGGGGCAATCATGCACCTCAAACTTGGCGTCATCGACTCGGCCATCGTGTTTCGAGGGTCCACCAACTGGTCCGAAAGCGGCGAGACGTTGCAGGACAACGAGCTGTCCATCGCCATGGACCTGGAAGAGGCCGGTCGGGCTTCCGCCCGCATCACCGCCATTCACACCTGGATGTTGGGTCATCCCCCAAAACCATGACTACCCGCACGAAGGTTGCGCTTGCCGCCTGTCTTCTCGTTGGCATTGTGTTCTGGGTCATCTTCGGATGGCACCGCTTTCTGGACGACTTCTGGCCGATTGACGCCAGCCGAATCGCTCCCAACATCGTCGCTGGTGCGGTGCAATGGGCCATCATCCTCATCGCCGCGGCCCTGCTGTACCCGCCGATTCGTCGTGCCATCGACGCCTATGTGACAGGCCACGTCCAGTCACTGAAGGCTCACGTTTCGGCAGAACACGATGCGCTCCACGAGAAGCTGGACCATTTGATTCGCCATTCAAACGTCCCAGACTTCGAGCCAACTTCGATTCGACCGACACCATCCCCGAAGCACGACAAATCCCTGGGATAGTTTTTTGTCAGACCGCTGAGGGCCGATTGCTCCAGGGGATCGTTGGTAATCCGAACGACCCATGAGAGGAGCAGATCATGCCTGAAGGCGATGTGAAGACTCTCAGCCTTGATGAGTTGTATACCGAGGCTGAAAACCTGCGACGCGAGTTCGCAGCCCTGCCCGAAGGGGTCCGCAACGAAGAGGATGGGATGCGCGTGCGCTCCATGCTCGGACGGGTGGACGAAATCGACGGGCAGATCACGCTTGGTGAGCTGGAGGAGCGGCGTGCCCGTGGCCAGCTTGCGAGCACCCGAGGTGCGCGGAGTGCCGACCCGGCCATCCGCAGCCTGGGCGAAGTCATTGTCACCCCCCAGATGATTGAGTTCGCACTCGGTCAGGACACTGAGGGCGTGGTCGGTGACGGATTCCGTCAGAACTTCGACGGGCAAGGCTCCCTGGACGAGATGCTCACCCGAGCAGTCTCCGACTGGGGTACCTCAGGCCCGCCGAACTATGACCCGTCCGGTTCGGGCTACCTGCTCCCAGTAGGCCAGCCCATCGCGCCGGTCCCTCGCCAGGCGAGGTTGTACCTTCGGGACCTCATCCCGAAGATGACGACCACGCTGGCTGCGATTCCCTACGTGCAGGAACTGAACCCGACTCTGTATGAGTCGGCGTCAGCGGTGTCCGAAGGTGGAACGAAGCCCCAGGCGACGCTGAGCTTCACGGGTGCCAAGGCAGACCCCACGGTCATCGCCTCGACCCTCGTGCTGTCGAAGCAGCTGTTCGAGGATGCGGCCGCGGTTGTGCAGTACATCAATCAGCGTCTGCCGTACCTCGTGAAGTTCAAGGAGGACAACGAGTTCTTGAACGGATCGGGGACCTGGCCTGACATCCAGGGCATCCTTCAGACGCCCAACGTCCAGTCGCAGGGATCGGTCAACACGGACAACGCGCAGACATTCGGCGCCGCGTTCGCGCAGATCGAGAACCACGACGGGACGCCGACAGCCGTGGTGCTGAACCCGACCAACGCGTGGACGATGTTCGCCAAGCGTGCCGCAGGTGGCTCAGGGACATTCGACGCCGGGACCCCGTTCTCGGCGCTGCCTCTGACCATCTGGGGCGTGCCCTCCTACCGGACCCGTGCAATCCCGGTAGGTAGCGGCCTCGTGGGCGACTTCCAGCTCGGCGCGATGATTGCGGACCGAGAGCAGGTCAATGTGCAGACGTACCGTGAGCGTTACGCCGAGCTGAACCAGATTCTTCTGGTCTGCGAAGAGCGCGTAGGCCTCATGGTCTTCCGCCCTGACCTGTTCTCCAACGTTTCAGGCCTGGTCTGACCCACAAAAATCGAGGGACGAACCCGAAAGCAGAAGTGGCCCCCTTCTTCGGAGGGGGGCTGCTTCGCGCCCATCCCTCGCGCTCTTGACCCCCTCCGCGAAGATGAAGTTCATGGCTCGCATGGTGAATGCCAAGGAAATCCTCGACGCACGCCCTGGGGGGGCCGTAGAGCCGGGCTGGGACATGGTGTCGTACCCCTGGCCATCTGACCGCTTCAAGGACGACAGGCCCAAGGCTGTGGCGACTGAGCGAATGCTGTGGCGTGAGGACTACCGACTCTGCGCCGCCATCGGCCACGAGTACGCCATTGAGGACGAGCCGCTCCTCATGACCCAATCCGAGTTCGATGCGCTCCATGCGCCACGTCAGACGAAGAAGAGCCGATGACCCTGCCCTCCACTCCGATTGCGGGCACCGCCAATCCGAACCCGCTGGTGTCCCTTGCTCAGTACCGGTCGCTCATCAATGACATCCAGTCGGACGACAACGATGCCGTGAACGCCCTTGCCGACGCGCTCTACATGCTGAGCCAGCAGTGCAAGAGGACGTTCCCCTATGGGACCTACAACGAGAACCTCTACCTCTACGCCAACGGCATGGTCTTCCCCTCGGCTACGCCCATCGACCATTCGATGCCGATTCAGTCGGCGGCTGGCATTGAGGATTCCAACCTCATTTACAACCCGGCGACGGACGGCCTCGTGGGAGAAGGCTCCATCATCCAGGGCGCTGGCGTCTGGGTGGGCTGGTTCACGCCACTGCCGTGGATGCCGGTCTGGACGGGCGTCATTCCCCCGCAGACCTATATCACCTACACGGGCGGCTATCAGCCCTACCAGGCCACTCCCGACCTCATCACAGGACAGACGCCCACGCTCCCGCCGCTGCTTGCGTTCATCCTGGTGCGCATCACATTTTACCTTCTGTTCCCAGTCATGCTTCAGGGAATGCCGAGCGGTGTGAAGTCGATGTCGGTCGGTGGCGTGTCCATGTCCGGTTCACTGTCTTCGATGATGCTCGTTGACCCCCAGCTTCGGGCCGACATCCGCAGATTCACGCGGCCTCAGGCCCACGCCTGGGAGACGTAAAAGGTGCCCATCCCGTTCAGCACCACGGTCATCGCCATCACGCGCACCGAGTCAGGCGTTGACGTAGCGGACGACCCTTACGACAGCCCCTCGCAGCTGCCGTTCCAGGTGGCAGAGGGAGTGCGGGCGGTCATCGCCCTACCCTCTGGCAGCCCGCAGCTCGTCGGTGGTAACCGCATCGTCTACAACACGACGATGACGTGCGACTCGACGGACCTCCAGCCCAATGACATCGTGACCGACAACGCTGGAAACCAGTGGCGCGTGATGTGGGCGCGTCACTTCGGCACGTTCGGACTCGACCACGTTCAGGCATCGCTGCGCCAGATTGTTGGAGCGACGTAATGGGCAACGTGCAGCTGAACGACGATGTCATTGAGGCGATGTTCCGCGACCCGGCAGGGCCGGTGGGGCGCATCATCGAGAAGAAGTGCATCGCAGTCGAGACGCTCGCCAAGATTCTCGTGGTCACGCCAGGCTCGGGTCGCATGTACCAGGCAGGCCCTTATTTCCTGCGACGAGGCGACAAGGTTTACCACTGGGTGCGCACCACGGCTCACCAGGCATCGGCTCCCGGCGAGCCGCCGTCATCGGACACCGGGCGTCTGCTCACGGCCATCACCCACCGAATGGACGTGGAGGACAAGATTGTCGGACGCGTCGTGGCCAACGTGAACTACGCGCTCTACCTCGAACTCGGGACACGGTACATGGAACCTCGGCCTTTCTTGCGACCGGCGCTGAGCGGGGGAATGAAGTCGTGACGATGCAAGCAGTTTTCCCCGATGAGATGCCCGACATTCGTGCCTACCTGCGGGCGCATCCGTTTCTGTCCACTTTCACAGCAGGACGGGTTTTCTTCCGGCTGCCCGACCGCATCAGTGCCGCTCCCTTCATGCGCATCTACCGTTCGGGTGGTGCAGTGCAGCTCAACTCCGAGGTCCCACTCTCTGACATCCGCATCGCCATCGAGGTGTGGGGCCAACAGAACTCGGACTACGGGGCAGTGCGCGGCACGGTGAAGGCCATCGAGGCAATCGGTCACGAGCTGGTGCCCGGCACGGTGCTCGGGCCGAACGGGACGGCCTGCCTCAACATCAATGTGACCACCGCCGTGGATTCACCTGACCCTGACACCGGCTGGCCGCGCGTCGTCATAGACAGCATCTGGACTGTGCGTCTCTAGCATCCCCGATCCTCCCCCACCTTGTGGGGGAATATCAGAGTGTCCCGGCAGAGTGGTCGGTGACGAAGTGCCCGCCTACTCGGCAGATAGAGGGAGTGCGAAATGCCCGTCTTCAACCCAAACCACGTTTTCAGTGGGGCTGGGACGCTGTACGCAGCTCCCATCGGCACCACCGAACCGACAACGGTGACCGGTGCCTGGCCTGCTGGCTGGGTAGCACTTGGCTACACCGACCAAGGTTCCGAGCTGGACCTCAAACCCACCACCCAGGCGGTCACGGTGGAAGAGGAATACTGGCCCATCCGCAATGTGCTGGTGACCTACGAGGGCACGCTCACCGCAGCCCTCTCCGAGTACACCCAGCAGAACATCCTCTTCGCCCTCAATGCGGGCATCGGCACCGGCCAGGTATCGGGTACCTCAGGCGTCGAGTCTGACGGGTCCATCTGGACAGAAATGCCCGCCATCGGTTCCGAAGTGCGCGTCATGCTCGGGTGGGACGCCTTGCCCGAAGGAGCGACCCAGGGGCAGTACGGCATCTTCAGAGCAATCGTGAGACAGGCCTTGCAAACCGGAACGGTCAAGACGATCCGGCGAAAGGGTTCCGTCAAAGCCACCATCGCCATCCAGTTCATGCTGGAAAAGCCGCTCGGCGTCAACCCGTTCCGGTACATCCAGCCTGCCTCGTGGGTTTCTTGATGACCGAGCCACTGCACATTCAGGATTACGACGACTTCGATACCATCGAGGCGAACCCCGAGCCGTCGTATCAGTTCACGCTGGGAGGGCGACTGTGGAACTGCCGCCAGCCGGGGGACATTCACTGGGACACCATCGAGAAGTTCATGAAGGCGCAGGGCAGCGGCGACATGCTCGGCGTTGTCACGCACATGGACGAGTTCTTCAGTGCGGTGCTGTTCCCCGACGAGGTGGTGGACTTCCTGGCGCTGAAACGGGACCCGCTGGGTGGCCTGACCACGGATCGAATGACCAAGCTCATCCAGCGCGTCAGCGAGAAGGTGCTCAATCGCCCTACTCAGCCGTCCTCGGCCTCCTCCGATGGGCGGCAGAAGAAGACGCCTACCTCACGGGCAAGCTCGTCCTCGCGGGCCATAAAGGCACGCACGGCCTAAGCGCAGCGGAGGTACTCGACGCCGCCTACGCCATTCGTGTGGACGAGGCAAACGCCATTGACATGGTGCTCCTGTCTCACGGAGCGCCAGCGATGGCACGGGAGGCGTTGGCAGATGAGTTGGGCGAGTACGAAGAGGACGAAACCCTCGCATCCGTTGACTCACCTGACTCCGAGAACCGCGAGGCCAATGTCGTGGACATGGTTGCGTGGATGGACCGGGCGAATGAGCTGCTATGAGCGATGACGTTGGCTCTGCATCTGTACGCATCGACCCAGACCTCTCCTTCTTCAAGGAGGAACTGAGGGCCGCGCTCGAAGAGGCGACCGCCAAGGACGCCGACCAGACGGTCAAGGTCCAAGCGGACAACTCCGACGCTCAGAGCAAAATCGCGGAGACGACCGCGTCGGCTGACGAACTTGGACGCAAGAAGGAAACAGTCCGCATCAATGCCGACACTTCCGACGCCAGTGGCAAGCTGCGCGACCTCGACGCCGCAGCAGCCGGGGCAGCCGGGGCAGGCGGTGGTAGTGGGCTAGGGCTGCTCATGAAGGTCGGGCTTCTGGCGGGCGCGGCATTGGCGCCAGTCGCGTCGGTGGCCGAGGGCCTCGCATTCGGTTTGCTCGGTGTCGGTGCCGCGGCAGGACTGGGCCTTGGTGCATTCGCTCTCGCGTCCAAAGGTGCGACGACGCAGTTCACCACCGATGCCTCGGCCATCGAGAAGTCATGGCAGCAGTCCATGGCACCCATCGTGTCGCCCGTGTTCACCAACGCCATCAAGCTCATCGGTCCTGCCTTCGCTTCGATGACCCCACTCGTTGAGGGTGCCGCTGCCGGGTTGCTCAAAATGGAGGGGTCCTTCCAGGCGATGTTCGCCAACCCGGCGTGGATGGCTTCGATACAGGCCATCGGGAAGGAGTCCCAGGCGGTCATCGGTGGCCTCGGGCCTATCATCTCCGACCTGTTGCTCGGATTCGTGAAGATGCTGGCCGCGTTGCAGCCGCTCATCACCGTCGTCATGGGGTGGCTCGGGGACCTGGCCAAGGCATTCGCCAGCGTCAGCTTCACCTCGTTCTTCGACAACATGGCCAAGAACCTTGCCACGCTCGGGCCGATTGTCGGGTCGTTCTTCAAGAACCTGCTGGAGACTTTGGGCGCTCTCATGAAAGTGGTCGAACCCATCGGCACAGCCTTGTTCCAGGTGTTGGCAGCAGTCTTCCAAGGCCTCAATCCACTACTCCATGAGTTCGCCGCCGTCATCGGCGCCATCGCTCCCGTCATTTCTCAGGTGATGACGGCTCTTGCGGGAATGGTCAGCTCGGGCATCGACGCGCTCGTCCCCGCCATCGCCGCGCTGCTGCCTATTGTCCAGACCCTTGTGCAGTTCATCGGTTCCAGCCTGGTCGCGTCCATCCACGCGGTCAGTCCGTTGCTCAACGCCCTCGTCGGTGTCGTCTCGGACCTTCTCCGCGGTATCAGTCAGGGAATGGGGCCAGCAGTTAACGCCTTCAGCAACCTGACCGGGGCACTGACGCCGCTCACGTTCGTTTTCGAGCCGTTCGCTGCCGCCATGAAGTCAGCCGCTCCACTCTTCACGGAGCTGGGGCAGGCCATCGGTCAGTTGCTCGGCCCGGTGGCGCAGCTGGCTGCGACGTTCCTTGCCTTCATCCCGATTCTTGAAACGTCGATGGTCCCAGCCATCATGCACATGGCCACCGCGATTCTGAGCGCGCTGCTGCCGGTGCTGCACGAGATGATCCCCGTCATTCAGGACGCGGCGCAGGTTCTAGGGGCATCGTTGAAGGGCGCTGCCGAAGACATCACTCCGATCCTCTACGCCCTCACCCCAATCCTGGCTGGCCTCGTAACCGTCGTCGGAAACGTGCTTGTCCCTGTCCTCCATGTGCTCGTGGCAGCCCTCAACGTCATCCCCGCACCGATCCTCGGCATCGCTGCCGCCTTCTACGGGTGGACCAAGATCGAGGGAATGGTGACCGGCGTGATGAGGGCCATCACTCTGCTCCCTACGGCCATCGGCCTTGTCGGAATCAAAATCGGAGAGACGGCCTCGGCTATCGCTTCCGGTGCTGTCGCCTTCGGCCAGATGGCCATTCAAGCGGTGCAGGCAATCCCCGACCTCATCGCCTTCGGCATCACTCATGCTCAGATCGCTGCCTCATTCATCGCTGAGAACATCGCCATGGCAGCATCGGCGGTAGCCGCGTTTGTCGCTGAGAACGCTGCGACCCTCGGTCTGGCAGCAGCCTTCGCCGCTCTCGTCACTGGCATCATTTTCCTCGCCACCCACTGGGACGAGTCGTGGAACGCCATCAAGTCCGTGTTCGACTCCGTGACCAACTTCTTGCGCTCGGGCCTCGGCACCTTCGTGGTCATGCTCACCGGGCCAATCGCTCCGCTCATCGAGCTGGGCCTCCACTGGCAGCAGGTGTGGGGACTCATGCGCGATGTCTTCCACGAGGTATGGGGCGAAATCGGCCCGACGTTCGATGACATCATCGCCGTCGTAGAGGACTTGGCGCAGCATCTCTCCAGCGCCCTCACTCCTGCGGTGAAAGTTGTGATCGACGCCATTGAGAAGCTCATCTCTCCGTTGGAGAAGCTGAAGCAGGTTGGCTCCGACATCGTGGGTTGGGCCAAGGACATCGTCGGGGCCAACCACCCCGCGGCTGCCAGTATCAAGGAAGTGGGCGACGCCGCCGACACGGCCAAGCCCAAGCTGCAATCGGTCGGTGATGTCCTCAAGTCAGTCGGCATCTCTTCATCTCAGGCGTCTGCTGCGGCCAACCAGCTGCCTGCCGCATTCACCTCCGCGGCCGGTGCGACGCAATCGGCTGTTCAAAACATGGGCAAGATCATCACCAGCACGCAGCTGAGTGCCCTGGCGCAAATCGCTAGCGTCGATGACCAGCTCGCCAACGACCTGCCCACGAAGCTGAATCAGCAGAAAGCCAA